GCCAATCAACGTGCGGCTGGTCTGCCTACACGGGACAATGCAAAGACTTTTATCTATGCATTCCTGTATGGTGCAGGGCCAGCTAAGATAGGTAAGATTGTAAACGGCTCGTCCAAAGATGGGCAGAAGTTGATAAACACATTCTTGACTAACATGCCAGCACTGAAGGTGTTAAGAAACAAAGTTTCTAAATTAGCAACACGAGGATATGTGATTGGTATTGATGGGCGTGTCTTACAGATACGTTCAGAACACGCTGCACTTAACACCTTACTTCAAGGTGCGGGTGCAATCATCTGTAAGGAATGGCTAAAGTACATCACTTTACAGGCAACGAAACGCAACCTAGACTACAGGCTTGTCGCAAGTATACATGACGAGTACCAGTTCGAGGTTCGTAAAGACCAAGCCGAAGAGTTTGGCGAGGTCACAAAGAAAGCAATGAAACTTACAGAGGAATCTCTGCATGTTCGTTGCCCTCTCGACAGTGAATACAAAGTCGGGAAAACGTGGGCAGAAACCCACTAAATAAAAAAAGTGTTTGACATTTGATTCAAGATGTGGCACTATATAGTGGTCGTTGGCAATACCGCCTCGACATGACAACAAAACGGAGATAAAACGACATGACCGTAGTTACAGGTAAAGCGTACTGGGCGCACGTTCAAGCACCCAACACAGCATACGAACCAGAGTGGAGCATCGACCTTATCGTTGATGACAACAATCGTTCAGCTATCGAAGCTGATGGTTTGACAATCAAAAACAAAGGCGACGAGCGTGGTGATTTTGTACACATTCGTCAACGTGTGAAACGCCGTGATGGTTCAACGAATGATGCACCTGCAGTTGTAGATGCACAGAAGAATGCTACTGAACAGCTAATCGGAAATGGTAGCACAGTTAATGTTCTTTATGCACCATTTGATTGGGAAATGAACGGTAAGTCTGGTACTTCTGCAATCCTTAAAAAGGTACAGGTCGTAGACCTTGTGTCCTATGGTGAGGACTTGGAAGTTGTTGATGGATTTGTAGATGGTCAATCATCCACTACCATCCATGAGGACGAAGTACCCTTCTAGTAATCTAACCTAACGGGGGAAGCAACAATGTTGGCTTCCGAAGATAGCCACGAGGGTTGGGGCGGCTATCACTTACAGGAGATTAAAATGGAAACAAACTTACCAGAATACCTTGTGATATTGTGCTTTGGACTTGCGGGTTTTATTATAGGCTGGGCAATGCCACGGGGCAGACGCTTTAAATCACTTCAGTTGCGGTTCCTCAAAGGACTACACAACTTTTTTGCTGATGAAGAGGAATACATCCAACACAAAGCAGAAAAAATTAAACGCAGTATTAAGAGAAAGGTTCGAGGCAAATGACACACCAACACGGACTGCCTAAAACACTCCCAAGCGTCATGTTTCAGACTAGGGTACGGGATAACAGCATAGAGGGTGATAATCCTTTTCGCTGGCAAGAGGTAACGACTGAAGAGTTGTTCGAGGATAAAGAATGTATTCTGTTTGCACTTCCAGGTGCGTTTACACCTACATGTTCAACGTATCAGCTTCCTAACTTTGAGAAGCTATACCCTGACTTTGCAAAGCATGGTGTAGATGAAATCTATTGCGTGTCTGTTAACGATTCTTTTGTTATGAATTGTTGGGCAAGAGACAATGAGATAAAGAATGTAAAGATGATACCTGATGGCAACGCACAGTTTACATACAAGATGAATATGCTTGTCAACAAACATAACCTTGGGTTTGGCGCACGTTCATGGAGATATGCAGCACACACAAAAGGCATGGACGTTGTTGAGCAGTTTGTCGAACAGGGATGGACGCACAACGCAGAGGATGACCCATACGAGGAGTCAGACCCTTACAATATCCTTGCATATTTTAACCAGCAACAGCAGCTATTTGATTAGGATTTAATTATGGCAAAAACTATCGACACTCTAGTAGAAGACATATACAAAACCTTAGAAAAAGGTGTAAGTGTTGATACGCCAGAAATGCGTGATGCACTTGAGACTTTCTCCAAAGATATTATGTATGCCGCTTCTGATGCACTTCAAGAAGGCCAGCGCAGTGGCGAGGCTAGGTTACGCCTATCACAGATTGGTAAACCAGACAGACAAATATGGTATGGTTTGAAGGGCAAAGAAAGCGAAGCTCTTAGTGGACAAACAAAGATAAAGTTTCTTATGGGACACCTGTTGGAAGCAGTTCTTGTTTTGCTTACAAAGTCTGCTGGTCACAGCGTAGAAGGACAGCAAGATGAAATAGAAGTTGAAGGTGTGCTGGGGCATCAAGATTGCATAATAGATGACACACTAGTAGATATTAAATCAGCATCCTCGTTTGCCTTTAAGAAGTTTAAGGAAAACAGATTGCACGAAGACGACCCCTTTGGATACATTGCACAGATTAGTGCATATGCAACTAAGAATGACAGGAAAGAGGCTGCGTTCTTTGCCATAGATAAAAACTCTGGAGAGCTTACTGTATCTAAGGTGCATGAATTAGAAATGATAGATGCACCTGCTCGTGTACGTCACCTGAAAGGCGTACAGGACAGTGACACAGCACCACCTAAGTGTTATAGTGATGTGCCAGATGGGGCATCTGGTAACAAGAAGCTGGCAATCGGCTGTGTGTTCTGTCCGTATAAGTTTGACTGTTGGTCAGACGCAAATGATGGGAGAGGCTTGCGTATGTTCCGTTACTCTAACGGTGTACGCTTCTTAACACAAGTAATAAAAACACCTAACGTGGAAGAACTCTCTATTAATGAAAAGAAAAAAGTACAAGCATAAATATAAGTCCAACTCAGAGTTAACAGCTTCAATCCTTCTTGATAAAGAAGGAATTGATTTTGAATACGAAACTATGAAGCTGGACTATGAGTGGCGTGAAGATAAAACATACACGCCTGACTTCATACTGCCCAATCAAGTTATACTAGAAGTGAAGGGTCGTTTTATGATAGAGGATAGAAAGAAACACCTCTTCATAAGGGCAACGTACCCTGACCTAGACATTAGGTTTGTCTTTGATAACCCACACAAGAAATTGTACAAGGGGGGTAAGATGACATATGCAGATTGGTGCAACAAGCATGGATATAAGTTCTGCAAACTTGGAGAAGGCATCCCAAAGGAATGGCTTGACAAACAAGATGCAAAGTAGTAACATATCCATAATACTGGATGAGTTTAGACCTGGTGAGTCTTCACCAGAGAGAACTCTTTTTTTATGTGTGCTATTACAAGCACTACTAGACGCTACTAAACAAGAGTATGAAGGGGAGCCTTCAGAGGTTAGGGTAGAAAGGGACAGGGCTACGGCTTGGTTCTTTGCCTCTGTTGGTACAACAGCAAAAGACTTTGAAGAAGTCTGCTCTAACGCAGGTGTAGACCCCGACTACATGAGAGACTTTGCCTATAAGGTATTGAAATCAGGAGAACTAGATTATGTCAGAAAGAGAATCAACGCAGTCCTTGGACACTAAGTTCAAATATTTTGAACAAGCAGATGTCGTAAACAGCCCAACGCACTACAACTTCAAGGGAATTGAAGCCATTGATGCTATTGAGGCCAGTATGACAGCCGAAGAATTTACAGGATACTTGAAAGGCAACTGCATGAAATACTTGTGGCGATACAAGTACAAAGGCAAGCCTGTGGAAGACTTGAAAAAATGTCAGTGGTATCTCAATAAACTTATTGCATCTGTTGAAAAGCTGTAGTATAATTTTAACCTTGGACATTGAAAATGGATGTAACTTATATAGACCACATGGGCAGCGACCTAACGGTTGTTAATGCCGCAAGAGTTTCCTTCAACAAGGAATCAGAAAACATAGATGATAAAGATGTTAAACTTATTAACTATCTGGCGAAACATAAACACTGGTCGCCATTTTCACACTGCTTCATCCAATTCAGGATAGAAGCTCCCCTGTTTGTCGCAAGACAATTAGTAAAACATCAGGTAGGTTTGGCTTGGAATGAAGTAAGCCGCAGGTATGTAGACACCATGCCTCGCTTCTATACACCTACAAACTGGCGTACCAAGGCAGACAACGTAAAGCAGGGAAGCTCTGACAATGAGATAAATTATTATATAAACTCCTACACACGCTCTGCTATTGCTGAGTATCAGCGTATGCTTGATGTAGGTATTGCACCTGAGATGGCACGTATGGTGTTGCCTCAGAATATGTATACAGAGTGGTACTGGTCTGGTTCTCTGTATGCTTTTGCTCGTGTTGTTAACCAGCGTGTCGAGGACACAGCACAAAAAGAAACAGGCCACATTGCTAAACTAATAAGCAACGAGTGTGCAAATAAATTCAAACACAGTTGGGAAGCACTGACAGGATATAGTCTTCCAGACACTAAAAAAATTAGCTTAGAACAGATGTATGAAACCGTAGAGAAATTTAGTAAGAGAGGAAAAACAGAGAATGATTAGCAACACCCTACCCACAGACTACCAAACATTTATAGCAACATCAAGATACGCACGTTGGCTTGAAGAAGAAGGTCGTAGAGAGACATGGGCTGAAACAGTGACAAGATTTATGGACAACATTGTTAGACCACATCTTGATGACGATAAAATGTATACGAAGATAGAGGAGTCAATCCTTACGCTTCAGGTCATGCCTTCTATGAGGGCGTTGATGACAGCAGGACAGGCGGCTAACCGTGACAATACATGCGTCTATAACTGTAGCTACCTACCTGTAGACCACCCCCGTGCCTTTGATGAGGCAATGTTTATCCTTCTGTGTGGCACAGGTGTAGGGTTTAGTGTCGAGCGTCAGGCTATCCAGAAGCTGCCGACAGTTCCTAACGAACTATTTGAGAACGGAGATACAATCGTTGTTGGTGATAGCAAAGAAGGATGGGCAAGGGGATTACGTAAACTTATTAGCTTGCTGTATGTAGGAGACATACCCAAGTGGGACTTGTCAAAGATTCGCCCAGCTGGGGCAAGGTTAAAAACATTTGGTGGTCGTGCATCAGGGCCAGAGCCTCTCAATGACTTGTTTAACTTTGTTGTTTCCAAGTTTAGGGAAGCATCAGGTCGCCAGCTAAACAGTATTGAATGCCATGACATCATGTGTAAGATTGGTGAAGTTGTGGTTGTTGGTGGTGTACGCCGCAGTGC